CATCTGCTGTGGGTTATCCAACGTGGTGGTCTCGGTGATGTTCTGGGCATTTAGCGCAGCCATCGAGATCTCACGCCAGCTGGTGCCGGTCCCCTCGGAGAGAGTGACCTTGTCCACCAGGTTGGGCATGACGCCCTCATATTCACGGATCGATCTAGCTGAAGCTACGATTGTATCAAGGCTATCAGCTAGTGACTGGGTAATAGTATCGCCAGCAGCCATAATTAGTTCCTACCTTCGTTTGTTTATTCTAGTGGCCCTTGCGTGGTCTGCGCGGCTAGGGTTATCCATCTTGCCGTATGTCTGAGTGAACCACGCCCAGTCATCCTGGCTGGCACCACCCCCGGCACTAGCGGGGCCAGTATCTAGGTCATAGATACCGGCTTCTTCTAGCCGTTGGGTGGCGGCTTTGCGTTCTTCATCTCTGGCACTGTCGGTTGCCTGGGTAGCTTTGCTGCGCTCTGCCTGCCGTACCACTTCGTGAGCTCGGACCAATGTGCTATACAGACCGGCCATGCTCTTGTTCTTATGAGCCTCTACCCATGATTGGCGCACATCCTCTAGTTCCGGGGCGCTATGCAGGGATATGATCTCGTTGCCATCTGTGTCCTGCACCGCTCCACGTAGCTGTTCGGTCAGCGCTTCGTATCGGCTCTGGTACGTTCTACCACGCTGGTTATTCTGTGATTGTGCTTGTATCTGACTGAGTTGCTGTGGAAGACTCTCGGTGTCGCCTTCCGCTAACGCTTTGACCAGGGCTGCGTTTGACTGCTCCATAGCAGCCATACGGTCGCCTATGCCTAGGATAGCGGTATCAGTATCATCTCGCTTCCGATTCCTGCCTTGCTCAGTCTTGAGTTGCTGCTCTAGCCTTTCAGCTTGAGCTCTCCAGTCTACCTCTGGCTCTGCCGTAGCTTCGACTTCAGCTTCTTGTACCTCTGGTTGCGGGGCGTCAGGTTCCTGAGTGACCACTTCCTCGGTTACTTGCTGTTCGTCTGCCATATTACCTCCGTGAGTTGCCTAATACAGGGTCGTCACAGCTATATGAAAGCACTGGTACTACTAAATGTCAACTATCTAGCACTGCGTAGTCTCTGTAACCACTGTGCGTCTTCTGTCATAGGCTCAGCAGCACTAGGAGCAGGCGGCTCCTCTTGGGATAGCGTAGGGTACAGGTCTTGCCGTGTCCGTCTGGGGTCCCTGAGCTCTAAAGCCTTCGGGTTCTGGTCGTAACCCATAGCATCGATGATGCCTTCAAGTGTCTCGATGCCTTTCTGGGTGACGGGCGCTGTCTCATAACCCCAGTAGACCAGCTTCTGTTCCAGATAGCCTGCCTGTGGGTCACCCTCTTTATCTCGTGTTTCGAGCCAGTGCGAGGTCCTATAGCTTATGAACTTCTGTACCTGTTTGATGGCAGGATTGACCATGCGCTGGGCTGTAACGCTCATATTCCTGTATTGCTCATAGGCTACAAGCATATCCGGGCGCACCTCTTTGAGCAGTTCTTCCTGCCAGTCCCAGACCTCACGGAGCGCCCGCTTGTCATTACGTAGCTGTGTGGCCGTAGTGTCATTATTCAAGCCAGAGACACTCAGTACGTACTCTAGTTCTTCTGGCGGATGGTCGTCCTCGTATTTCTCCATCAGCTCATCAAAGATACCCCAGAGGATCGTGCCGCCTGGCCCCTTGGATAGTTCAAAGACCTTGTGGTAATCGAACATCGCCTGCTCGAACCTATCGTCAGCTTCAGGTTCTTCTTGGAAGAGTTCGTAGTCACGGATGGTCTTGTCATGCTCGGCCCAGCGGCGCTTCTGGATATCTTGCAGCCGGGCACGGTACTCGATCCCATCAACTGGTGCCAGCCCCGCCGCCAGGTCTTCGGGACTCACAGGTTTATGGAGCCTCGCTGCCAGGTCTATCTGTTGTTGTATGTATATGGCATCCTGCTTCTCCCATTCCCTGGATGCTTCTCCGTATGGACCCCGGCTTGCTTGGACTATATCCTCAGCTATGGTCGAGAACTCTTCTTCCATGATTTTCTTTTCGTAGGGGTCGGCGTCATACCAGGTCTTGCCACGTTCCGTAAGACCCATCTCTACCCTGCGGCGGTACAATTCGTTCTGTGGGTCATTTATCGCCTGCTGGAAGAGTATGTCCATCTGGGCGTTAGGTGTCGCACGGCCCTGTAAGCCGAACACCTCGGCGGCGACAGCTTCGTAGCGCCCCTCTTCTATGGCTTCAATGGCACCGCCTACAGATATCGGTTCAGCGAACTCCGCAAGCAGGGTGGGAACGCCACCGATGCCAGTGACCTCCTCGCCCTCAAAGGTGCGGTATTTGCCTGTAGCCATCATGTGTGCTGTGATCCCCATCGCCCTGATGGGTATGCCGGCGCGGCCTTCTAGGAAGTTCTTGGCTTCCTTCAAGGCTTTGACCTCGTCGCCCTCTATCATAGCGTCACTGATCCTGGCTATGGTACGGAAATAGCTATATAGCGGCCCCATCAGGTTGTAATAGGTCTTACCTATCGGGAACTGGAACCAGTCTGCCGCATACGGGTCAGTGAAGTTGGGCGGCCTGCCAGTCTGTACAAGGTGTATACCGGCGGTCATGGATGTCACACCCGCCATCATCTGCATGAGAGCCCGCTTGGCTTCCAGGCTGTCTGCTCCACGGGTAGGCCGCAAGGCGAGAGATATAAGCCCTATATTGGCACGCATGAACCGCGCCGCAAATGCTGTTATCGATTCCAGGGTCCTCTGCGTGGGCCTGATACCAAGGATGGCATGGCTCTCGGTGCCCAGTTCTTTCCGTATGGCCTTGCCCAGGTCGATCAGGGCTTCCCGTGCATCGTCTGATTCCAAAGGTATGAACTCATTCGGCCTGGCCCTCCCTTTGAATACCTTGGTCCTGGTAGCCTTGAACATCTCTGTCTGGCCCACGATGATGAACCACTCGAAAGCCCGCTGGAACGCTCTGAACGCCGGACCGAACAAGGGAAGCCTGGTGGGTATAGAGGCTATGCCTGTCTGGGTGAACATATATTCGGTGGGGCGTATGATGTGGCCTAGTTCTGTACCCTCATCAAAGAAGGGGCGGTTCTTTCCCACATATACCCACGGGTCACGGACCAAAGCCTTCGTACTCTCGAAGACAGCTGTAAACCAGGCCGCGGTGTTGCGGTAAAGCAGGGTCTGTCCATTGATGAACATCCCTGCAAGGTCGGCGTTAGTTAATAGGGCCCTGGATACCTGGGCGACCTCAGCACCTGTGCGTTCCAGGCTACCAGTAAGAGGTGCCTGTTTACCTGCCGCCAATCTACCTCGCTGTACCTGTGGTATATCTATATTCTCGAAGATCTCATCAACAAGCGCGCGGTCATTTATGCGGCTGCCGATGATGTACTCACCGAAGTTCGGGTTAGCCATCGCATCGATAGCGCGGTACTTCCGATACGCGGTGATGAAATCAGCGTCAGCCCTGCGGAGTAGTAGTTCTGTGGCCGGGTTGGGGTCAGCTTTGTATAGCTTCCGGGCCTCAACACGGGTCTCCCTTGTTAGCTTGAGTGACTTCTTGATATCCGGTCCCTGTGCGAACCATTTCGGGTCTGCCGCCCTCTCTGCTCGCGTCAAGAAAGGCTTGCCATCAGCGGTCTTCAACTTCAGGATCTTATCCCAGGCCATCTTGTGGGCGTAACTGTCGATACCGGCATTAAGGCGGGCTAATAACCGCATGGCCGGGTCAGTCTCCCATGTGAACCCCTGTTTGACCGCATCATCCAGGTCATCAAAAACTCGGTCTAGCATATAGGTTTCTTTATTGCGTCCAGCTGGTATGGGTTGATCGGCTATCTTCTTCCATATCTCATCGAAGGTGTCCTGGGACTTCGGGCCCGCAGGCCCACCTATCAACATGCGGTGCCAGTAGTTCTCCGCTAGAGCCCGGACATTCACGCCTATCTGCTGGTTACGGCGCAAGCTCTGCTCCATCATCTCCATGCCCATATTGATATGAGCCTGCTGTTTTTCGTTCAAGAAGTAGACCTGTTTCTTCTTGCCGCCTACTCCATCTGGTGTGCGGATGCCCTTCTTCACCTCATCTGCATCTTTCAGGATGTCATCTATGGTGCCGTGCATGGGGGAGTTCTTCACAAGGTCAGGGTCGTAACCGACCACCTTCTGTGCCCGCCATATCCCCCTGTTGTTCATAGCGAAGTCGCCTAGGCTCCTGACCTCTTTCATGCCCAGGTCTGGATAGGCAGCATTGCGCCATGCCATGACTGCGTAGTGGGCCCGTGCGCCGTCAACCTCTTTGTGCAGGGTGACTTCGTGTCCGATGAACCGAACAGGGTCCTCTAGTTCTAACTGGGCACGGTTCCAGACACCTATCAGCCTTGCTGAGCCAGGGATCCGGGCTGCTATCTTATTAGCCAGACCAGGCTTATCGAAAAGGAAATTATAGTGGCTGTAATCCGCCATATCGAAGAGCAGTTCGCCTGGCTTTATGGGCCAGATCCTTTCAGCCAGGACCGCCCGCTCCCAGGGTTCTAACGCCGCCATCCCGCGTGCTTCATTGATACGCTGGGCCAGGGTGTGCGTATAGCCTTCTATCGTGGGCTTCGGGGTATAGCCGTATGCAGATACACCCGCTTCTCCTGCCCGTGCCGCATCCACAGAACTAGCACGGGGGAAACTGGCACTCAAAGAATCGGCTATATCGTCGCCTATATTGGTATCGCTCAGGCGTTGGGCCATCGATTGGGCAGCCGTGCCTATGAACTGTTCAGCCTGGGTATTCCCTTCTCTAGCTAACTTGCCGGCGAAGTCCATGTTGTCGAGATTGGGGTAGATATCACCTATCTGCCTGATTATCTGCTGCATCCCCTCCCGGCCAAACATACCGGGGCCAGTGCCTTCAGCAACAGGATAAAAGGCCAGGACCTTGGCGCCAGATTTGCCGCCTACCTTCTCTATCTCTATAGCAGCCACGACTGCGCCATAAGGGTCGTCGCCGTCTACGATGTGCAGTAGTTCTTTGTCACCGAATATATCAGGGGCCAGCGAGGGAGCGTTGACCTTACGGACCATAGGCCCAACGCCGTAGCCTGCCTTTGTCTGTATATCTGGCTTACGCATATGGGATAGGTGGTGTCTAGCCAGGTCTTCATCGGGTAGGTTCAGGCGTTGTTCCAGGCGGGACAATGCCCCGGCCTGGTCGCTTGGCAGTCTTACACCGAAATGTTTCCAGGCTTGTTTTCTTAAACCGGCCGCGTCGGTCTTCCATTTATTCTCTATCAGACTGGCGATACTGCGTAGGTTAGCTCGCTGGGTACGCGCCCACCTATCCAGAGCTAGACCGCCTATCCTGGTGATATCCTCGTCTATCACAGACTTGATACCAGCAACCACAGCTCCCGGCTTCACGAACCGTGTGACCTTGAAAGCGTCCGTTGGCAGGTTCAGGTCACCTAATCCAGGGAGTTCTTTAGGCAGCCACTCCCAGAATCTTTCGATGGCACTAGCCCGTTCTGCCTGCGTTATACCTGAGTAAGCGAAGGCTGGCTCATCACGTAAGATTTGGTTGGAGGGTATGAAAGCACGGTGTGGACCCTCGGCATAAAGACCTGGGCCAAAGGCTGAAGGTTCTTTGGGTGGGCCTAGTTTGGCGGCGGCTTCCAATACCTCGGCCCTGCTAGCGTTACCAGGCAGTATCTGGAACTCATCTCCCTGCTTGGCTAGTGCCTCAGCAATAACATCTACACCCTCATCCGCTGCCTCCCAGGCCATCCTTGGCCCAGTAGGAGCCGCATCGGCTGCACCGATAGTGATACGCCGTCCTTCTGGAACATCCCGGCTAACGACGATTATCTGCCGTTCACCTGCCTGTAGGGCTTCATCTATGACTCTGTAATATACCGACTGGGGGTCGATGGCTTTATTGATATCATCAGCGTTCTGGACCAGGCCAACCGCCACCTTGCCGCTTAGTTTCAGCCCGCGGTATGGCCTGCTGACCACGCCGCCTACTGGCAAGACAGCCGTAGGAGATACCATGCCAAGGAAGAACTGCTCACGCCCTGGTCGTGCCTCATGGGTTTCTATGACCCTGTGGTAGACATCGCCCAGTGACCGCATAGCATCAGGGTCAGCAGGATCCTGCTTCAAGATGTCTTCTATGACGGTATTGCTGAATCCCATCTTGGGGTCTGTCTTCGCGAATAGCTTGGCTGTCAGAGGGAAGCCATGAGTCTCCATCCACTCCTGGGTCCCTTCTTCTCCGAAAACACCGCCGGCGAACCACTTGCCGTAGAAATCCTCTCCTTCCTGCCCTGCGATAGCGCCAGCAGCCTCTCGTAATCCGCCAAGGACAGTAGCAGGCATCTCATCTGTGAACTGTATGGCGTCCCATGCTTTATCCCGGACCGTTGCCGCTGCTGGACTCACATACGGAACATGGGGGAGGTCAGCATACCAGGGTGCTTCAGGCTCCGGGGGTTCCATAGAGAACGGGGTGAATAGATCGGGTGCTTGCGGTTCTATAGGGAATGGGTGCAAGAACTGGTCTTGCTGTTGTGGCGTTAGCGCCTGCTGGAAAGATTCAAAAGGCACACGGAACCCACTACCGTCTTCTTGCGGGATGGTCCCGGC